CTCCTAAACGTTAAGCCGAAGTGATCGAGTTCGTTTCGTTCCCTGGGACTTCGGGCTGCATCGAAGCGAGGAATCCTACGAAGCCGGCGCCTGCGGGAGTTCCGCCAAGTGCGCCTTGCGTCTTCAGTCGGAAGATCAGTTTGTCGCCGATGCCGATCTTAACCGGCGTGCAGTCGGACTTAATCACCTTACCGGCCGCCGTTAAGTTCGGAATCGTGACCGTCGTGATCGCCGTCGTTGTACCGCCGACCGTCACCTTGTCCAGTGCAACTACTGAACTAGTCAGGTCAAGAATCGCCGTGGTAACGAGCACCGATAAGCGCTGAACCATGAAGGGATAAGTCGCAAACATCGTTCCGTAGGCACCTGCGGCCGCCGTGAACGACATCGCCGATTGAAACGGTGTCCCTGGAACGATGATTGTCTGCGCCAGCATTTCCTGTGGATAAGCCATTTCATTCCCCCTTATGCGCTCGTTACGTGGATTACGCGGGCCTCACCAGCCGTGGCGGAATCTTTCCAAATTTGATCAAAGCCGTAGATACCGTACCAGGCGACGCCTTTGCTGCGGCCGTAGTCTTCGGACTCTTTTGCGCGAAGTTCCGGATCCAGAACACTTGCCATGGCTACCGGATCGTCGCCGAAGAAGACGGCTTCGCCGAGGACGGAGCCGGTACCGAGCGAGCCGGACCATGCGTTCGTGTTGTTCGATTCAACGAAGCGGACGCCTTCAATGCGGCCGATTTCGCCGTTGAATTTTGCTTCGGGATCGCCGTAAGTTTTCCATTTTTCCCAGTTCGGATCCCGGATGATTCCCCGGCGACCTTTCGTGGCGATGATACACATGTAGTCGTCGCCGGCGTAAGGCATGACGTTATAAGTGGAGAACAGTTGATCGCGAACCTGTTCAACGTGGTAAACGTTGATGTTTGCAGAGGCAGTGGCTGCGGCGGTTCCGTTCGTCGCAATGTTGATTGAGGCGACGCCGTCGGGAACTGCTTTAACTTGGCCGACCTTGAACGCCGTAGCGGCGAGCGAGTCCAGGCGTAGGCTCAACTGATCACGCAATTTCTTTTGAATCGCCGACTCGAGATCGAAGTATGCGAGGTCAAGCGACAACGACGTATAGGGAATCGCACGTCCTCTTTCGACGACGGAGATTGCCTGTGTGCTGAGCGAAAGCGTGTCTTCCGGAATGCGCTCAAGTTCGATCAAGCTGTCGTCGGTCGGAACTGCGACGTTGCTCACGCGAGTGATTGTGACGTTAGAACCTTTGCCTGTTCCGTAGCCGTCGACCGGCTTCGTAAACTGCATGGTCTTCGTCATGGCGATCGACGCCATACGGATGTTTTCGCTGATCGCGTGATTCTTATAGACACCAGACGGTGCGTCGTATGTCCATGACTGAGTTGCCATTTAGCCTCCTGGTGGCCTAGCGAGCGGCGCTAGCGTCCTTTTCTTAGACTGCGTATTTGTTCGGCAAAACTCAATGGCTTTTTTGCGCCCGTTTTCGGTGTAACAGTTGCGCCCCGGCTGTTCGGAGTCGATGCGGTTCCGGTGTTCGGTAAGTTTCTCTGCGGTTTCACTGCTGCTCCATAACGTTCAAAACGTGACTTAAGTTTAGTTGCAACGAAGTCGTAGCCGGCGTCTCGGCCTTTGGTCGCGATGATTGCACGGACTTCAGCCTGGTTCTGCTCAACGAAGCCTTCTGTCTCCGCGCGGAAGTCCGCAAGTGACGGATGCCTGTCGGTAAATTCGCGCCAGATCTGCTCGGACTGCTCTTTCACGGTGAGCGTTTTACTGATGTCGGCTGCGGCTTCTTCCTTAATTTGGCGCGCGTACTTCGCGAGGAATTCCTGCGGATTCGTATAGAGTTCTTCGGTGTTGAATTTGGGTACCTCAGCGGCAGGTGTTACAGTTGTCGCCGGAACGCCGTTCGGCGCAGTGGCGTCCCGAATGCCTTGTCGATAGGCGTCGGCGACCTGTGCTTCCGTACTTAGCGTCGTGATCTGAGACTGTGCATAGGCTAAAGCCTCGTCCTGGGTTGCGAATTCGCGGTCTCCGATGCGAAACTTAGGCTGCGGAGCCGCCGAAGCGTCGCCTTCGTTTTCTTGGTTGACGTCGGCGTCGTGGACATCGGCGGTCTCCGCGCCTTCGCCCTCGGCGTCAGCGACAACTTCTTCTATCGTATTTCCGTTTTCGTCAAATGTACGTTCTGTGCGCACGGTCTGCGTCTGTTGCTGATTCACGGTTTTTTCTCCTTTGGTTCGAATGCCGCTTGCGCGGCGTTTAGTTGTTGTTGTAGTTCACGGAGCGCCGATAGCCGGGCGAGGTTTTGTACCTGATCCAATTTTCCGGCGTTGAAGTCTCCGTACATTTGGTTGATTACGGATTCCTCGCGCGTTTTGAGTAGCTTGAGTAGGAGCGGGGCGCTGAAGCCGAGCATGCGAAGTTCATCGGGGTTAAACATCGGTTACTTCCGCATGCTCATCTGTTGGCCGACGCCTGCGAATGTGGACGCAAGCGCTGAGCCTCCGATATCAGACGCCGGTGGCCGTTGAATTTGCGACATCTGATCCGGCGTTGCGCCCGGAGCACCTCCCGGCTGTTGCATCGTGTTCGGCGGGCCGCCCTGTCCGGGACCTTGCGACGCTGGCGCTCCCGGCTGTCCGGGAATTCCCGCAGCCGGCGGTTTCGCCTGATCCTGCTCGATTTTCGTCTTATTGAGATCGATCGCCGTCATGATTTCGCCGAGAAGTTTTTCGAAAGAATACTTCTGGAGGAACGCCTCAATCAGCATCTGCGAAGCGCCGATTGTCTGGAGCAGTGTCATGTATTTGCGGTAGTCGGTTTGTCGGCGAAGCGTGAGCGAGATTCCGAAAACTTCGAACTTCATGCCGTTGATAACCTGAACGAAGATATCCTGCGGCTCAAGTTTACTTAGGGCTTCGCCGCGCTCGGCTCCGAACAGTGACTTAAACACCTCAACGTCAATGCGGTCCCAGTTCTGGCAGATTTCATACATGGCAAGTTCGAGTTCGGGCTGGATTTTCTTTTCTTCGAAGTTTTTGGCGATGCCCTGGAATTCTGACGTGATCGAGTTTTCCGCCGCAACTACCTGTGTCGCCTTCACGTCCCGCATGCTTTGTGCGCCCATTCGCATGTCGTTCGTTTTCATCGACGTGAGGGCTTCCTGATTCAGTAAATTAAACATATTTAGGACGTCGGACTGCACGGTCCCGGTCACGACTTCTTCCATGACCTTGACGCCGGGCGGAAGCGAAGCATTCACTTTGAGGTTGGTTCCCCAGGGAATTCCATCCGTGAGCTGCGTTGGATCGTTCAGGACGTCGGTCCGGATCTGCGTAACTCCCCAAACGGCTTTCATCGCGGAGTCGAGCATAAGGTTAAACATTTCAATTAGCGTCCGGTTATGCTTAGTCCCAGCGTCCATGAAGGCGATGCCCCAAACGGAATTTGCGACTTCGATCATTGCGGCTGCGACGATGGGAGTGCGCTGGTGCCACTTCGGATTCGGCGTCGGCTTCCGGATTATCGTCTTCCGATTTGCGATTGTGCAGACGACGTTTTCGGCCATGAGCTCGCCCGTGATGTTGTCGACGATTGTGCCCCAGAATTCCGTAATTTTTATGCGCGGGCGCATGCGCGGATACTGAATGTTCTGCCCGGTTTCCCGGGCGCGCTTTTCTTCTTGGAGTTCGTCGTCGCCCCATGAGCGGAGTTCCTGAACCTTGTCCATGTCATAGATCGCGTCGTCGCCCTCGGCGAGTTGGCGGACTCGGCTAAGATCGACCATGGCTTCCTTGATCCGGTAAGTGTCTTCGCCGGTGGAGTCCGGATAGTAGTCTTCCTGCCGGATGTTATCGAAACGCAGTTCCCAGGTCTTGTCGTCGGTGACGACGACGTGTTTTTTGTACTTAGCCCCGCGGCCTTCGGACTTCGCTTTGAACTTTGGTTTTGGGACTAGGCGACCGCCGACCTCTGAAATTGAAAGACTTCCAAGCATTCCTGACTGCACGGAGAAACCGACGTGCGTGTAGTAGTTCGATTTCTTGAGCATGTAGTTTAGGATTTTCTGCGCTTCTTCGGGCCGGATCAACATCATGGAACCGTCGGAGCCGTCGCGCGCGGTGATCCGGAACCAGTCGTCGAGGTCACTTAGTGCTTGCTGGAAGAATGACTTTGAAGACTCTGTGGCGTCGCGGACTTTACTCAGGACTTGCTTGGACTGACCTTTCTTCTTGTGGCTGAAATCGTGCTCCAGTTGATACATCGTGTAGTTGTCTCGGTTTAACAGCATTCGGTTGCGCTTCGCCATTTTCGATTCGCGGCGCAGTTCTAGCACATAGCGCATAGCGTACTCAGGTGTCAGTTCTTGCATCGTTGTCTCCTTGGAAGCCGTAGTGTGGGACTACATTGGGGATTTTGATTCCATACTGTTTGATCAGTGACGCCGCACCGGCTGCGACGTACTGAAGGCCGTCGTGCGGATGCGAATATTTGTTTTTAATCGGCCGGATGTTCACCGGTTCTATGTCGACTGCTTTATCCGGATAACGGTAACCGCCGTTGAATCCTTCAATGAGAACGGGGCAGAGGTCTTTGTCGACCTCGAAGCCGGGACCTTCGCCGAATGTTTTTGTGAGGAAGTCCTCGACTGCCTTTCGGCGGGGTTCCCAGTTCACCGGACCTGGACGAATGTTTGTAAATCCGGCCTGGCGCATGATTTCCGAACAGGTGCGCTCATCGGTCTGCGCTTTTTGAAAGCCGGCCGGATCGATCCAATTTTGAACTTTGTTGTCGCCGTGAAACCAGGGAAGGTATTCGGTGAGTAGGAGGTTCCATACTACCGGCGCCAACTTCGAAATGGAACCGTTTTCTATGATTTCACGGAGAATTCGGAGCCGGCGCCCGACCAGTTGCGTAATTACGCAGGCCGGAGTCAGACCAAAGTCCCAGCCCAGTAGCAACGGAATGCCGGGCTCCGGACGCAGGTGCCGCCGGGCGTGGATCCGGGAATTCCAATCGCCGTAGACCGGCTTTCCTTCGAAGGTTTGCCAGCTGCGCTCATATTCCATGGCGAAGTCCCGAGCCGGCATTGAAGTTCGGACGGCTTCCCGCCAGGCGTCGCTGCGCTTTTCGGGGTTCGCCGTGTAGTGGAGGTCGACTACGACGAAACGGTTTTTCGGGTTCTTCCAGACTTCGACGCCTTCGAGTGGGCGGCGCGCCGTGACCGGAGGCGCTTCGCGGAAGTTGAGATCCGGCGCATCGAACTGATCGAATACGACGCGTTTGAAGAATCCGGGACTCCGTGAGCTGATTCCGGTAAGCCGGCCGCCGCCGTCGAGTGTAGGCTTCGCTGCAGCGTAAGCCGCTTGCGCCGATTCCCAGAATGCCCACTCATCGAAAAGCATTCCGGAGAAGGTGAATTGGCGCAATTGGTCTGCGCCCTGTGGGAAGCCTTGGATTTTCGAGCTGGTTTCCTCGAACTCGAGCAGCGGCGGCTGCTTGGACATTTTTCCGTTTTTCAGTTTCGGTAGCAATGCGCGCGGAATTCGCCACGTAGGAATTTTATTATAGATGAACTCTGCGCGCGAAACGAGTTCACCGGAGTCGTCTTCCTTTTTGGAGACAAAGGCGTTGAATCGGCCTGAGCGGAAAAAGGTGTCGTGTGCGTAGAGGGCTATGAAGGACCAGGAGCAGGTCATGCGCCGGGACTTCGGAATCGCAATGAGCGGTTCGCGGCGCCACAGCGCTGTGAGGAATTCAATGTACTCGAGGTAGCTTGGGAACGGTTTGATCGGCGTCTGCTGATCCACCTGATCTAACGTGTAAACGCAATCGGACAAAAAGGCCCAGGGATCCGCTGCATACCGTGCATGCATATGCACCTGTGCGCGGGCCTGCTCCGGCTCACTGAGACGCCGAAACGCCGCGTGTTCACGCTCGTGCCGTTCCCGGACGTCCGCCGTATTGTTACATCGAAGTTGTTCGCTCATTGCTGCGGATTCAGGATGCGGGGACTCTGTTACGGCGTCAACCTAGTTCGGCGTCTAGCCAGCGTGTCCACCGCTCGGGACCGGCTGTCTCCGCGGCCGGACTCGGCTCCCCGGTGACCGCCGGGACCTGCGGCGTCACGTCGACCAGTTCACCGCGCTGTATCATTTCCTGCTTAATGTTGATGAAGTAGTTAATGTCGCCGCCGGTGACAGAGACCTCCTGCTTGGCTTTGCCTGTGACCTTCTCAACGGCGAATTTCGCGGCGTCCAGGCGCGTGGTCTCCTTGATGCTCGGATCGAGGATAATGCGGTGAATTTCCCGTGCAGCGTCTTCTGCAGCGTGCTTGATGATGTCTGCGGCGCGGCCGCTGAACATGAGATCGCGCCAGCGCTGCACTTCGGCCCGGACGAACGGATCTCGTAGGATTATACTTAGCCGGCTTGGCGTGTATCCGAGCGCCGCGCAGATCTGGTTGTTCGTTTGGCCGGCGGCGTGGAGACGTGCGA